GGACGATGACCCCCAAACCCCTCAAATTCTACCCCCCCGTTCGCACCCGCACAATTATTCCAATAATCCGTGGGGAAAGATGCACTGAATTTCTTGTCCTGTGCAGAGGGGATACTATCTTCTTTATCATTTGGACGCATGGCATCATGATACTCATTCAGTTCTGCTACTAGAATGTTGATTAGATCGTGACATGCTTCAATATTATCAGGTAGTTTGAGTAGTCTATATCTCATTGGTGTTCCTCTTCTCTATGTTCCTTCTTGTGACACTCTTTACATAATGTCAGTAGGTTGTTCCATTTGTATATCAGATGTGGATGGGAATGTCTTGGATACACATGGTGGACTTCCTCACCTAGATTGCCGCATTTGGCACAGTATGGATGATACATCAGGTATTCTCTTCTTGTGTGATACCATTTCCATCCATTTAGTTTCTTTGGATCCTTTATGAGTTTAGGATCTGTAAACTGCTTAACCTTTGGTCTGGGATTGAATGAGGGGATATTCTCTTCCCTTAAACGATCTTCAGGACTATCCATGATACGATCCATCCCACTATGATGGCAGTTGTGAATACGACACTCATGTTCGTATACCATTCCTTGAATCCTTCCCAGACTTCTCCTAGTGTAATGTTCTTTAGCATTTGTTCTTCCCTTCTTGATATTCTCTTTCTTGGACTGCTGCTGCTACCCTTACTGATAGTGCTAGGTAGTAGGCATCTATGATATCGTTTACAGGTGATGCTGGTTTATCCGTTGGTTTGCGGTTGAATACACCCTGTATGTCATAATCAGTATCTTGATAGAAGGCATCTCGCATCTGTTCCTTCTTGGCATTTCCCTTACCTGTGGCACATTTCTTTATGGAAGATGGTGAATACAGGTCGTATGAGATATCATGCTTATAGAGGAAATACTTAAGGATTCCCATGTTCTCTGCCAATGCGGTGATGGATGAATGCTTGCTATAGGCATAATCCTCTAATGCAACATGCTTGATGTTCTTGGCATTGAGAATAGTAATCACCCACTCTGCTATTGTTTCATAACGCTCTTGGTCGTTTTCCCATGCCCCGAAGAGACTCCCGTTTATGTTATCTTTCTGGATAGCGTATTTAACCTTATTGGTCAGATAGTGTGCTTCACAGATCTGGAATGGAAGGATGAAGTCAGGTTTAGGGGTGGGAGGAACGATCACAAGAGCGGGGCAGGACAATGAAAGATCTATCCCTGCCACTTGTTGATTATGATACTTGAAGATGTCATCTGGTTGTAATGTCATTCTGGGATTGTGGACGAATGCTCTTTACAGGTTTGCCCTTTGTTCCACCACCAAGATATTTATTAAATCCTGATATGTGAGTCTGGAATGCCTTGATGTATGCCACTTCCAGATCCTCTGCTGCTTGCTTGTCAGTAGTGGTTGTAATGATCTGCTGAAGGAACTCTGGGAACTTCTTGTGGTCTGTAGATACGGTATTCATATGGTAGTGCAATGGTCTTGCGTGCTTGGATAATGATCTTGCTCTTACCTTATGCTCTGTCCATCTGTTTCTTGGATCATTTGCTGTCTTACCGACATAGATGACTTTACCGTTCTCTGATATTGTGTAGATTGTATATGTGTCCATTCTTGTCTCCTTTTTTCTTGGTGGCATAGAACCATTCTTGCCACTCTATTATGTATATTATACACATCTTTGACAATTCCTTGTATCCGTTTCTAGGTTATTAGGAATTTCTTCTAGAAGCATGACTATTTGTCACCTATGCCCGTCCTCCGCAAGATGCTGCGGACGGGAAAGATAAGAACCCCAAACTGCTCGGGGTTCCTATCCAAAAGGGAGATTTAAATGGCACTAGTATGTATATCGTCTTCTATGTATCCATCAAAGGTATTGTATCTACCGTTGAACTGTAGTTTTCCATCCAAATACTTTGGTGCTACTCGTCTAGTTTTACCGTTCCAAGTTATCAATAACTGGTAAGGATGTCCTTTACTGTCCATTAGGATCTCTTGTATGGTTGCCTTATGTTTCTTGGTTTCACCATATTGGTTGGTTTCATAAAGTTCAAGTGGAATGTTCGTTAGGTGTATATTTTGGGGCAAGATGTTATCCTCTAGACTATGTAGACGGAAGTCATACCTGATTTTAGATCCGTTGAGTATGGATGCAACATCCCCATACCAGTCAGTCCAAATAAAGGACAACTGATATGGAGGTTGTCTGATTTTGAGTCCATGTCTCGTATATCAGCAACTTGCACTCTATGACCATCTCTGGACAATCATCCCTTCTAGTGCTATGAGTATTGCTACCCCAAGTCCGTGGTTAGTCCGTAGACTTGATTTTTCCTTACATCATCCACGATCTCACGATTTCAATCTACTGGTGGAGCAGGGAAACTTATGGTTTGCCAACCTGATGAAATGTTGTCTGTCAGGGTTTGTTCAGTCTCGGATCCTAATGATCTGCTTTGAACTACGAGCACCTACTTCCCGAACTTTTACTTCGGAGTCCCCTCAAGAACTATAGTATGTATACCCGAAAAGATTTCCACAGTCAAGTTTTCGGTTCGTTTTTGGAAATTCCTTCAGAATTTTGTAGAAATTGTTCCATTTTCTTTGTGAACTCTTCCCTTTTGGCATGGTATTTTTGAACTTCCTCTGGGGTAAGCACCTTATTACCAAATGGGAATTTCTCATTTAACGCTTCCTGACGCTTGACGCACCCACAGTCCTTCTTCCCGTAGAACCGTCTTATAAGCGGTTTAAAGGGGGTTAAAATTAACGCTACCAAGTCTCCTAATCCTCTCATATTTCCTCCTTAAATTAGGGTCACACTATATTCCATCCAATGCTTGTATACCCTCTTATTATACCCACTTCCCTGATAATTATTGCAACTGCACTCATAGACAGGTGGTTGGTTGCCGTATGCTCCATTCCAACAGGAGTGGGTATCTGTGCAAATAGATTCGGGGCAAGTCTCTAGATCGTATCTTTTCCAATAATCATACTGGGGTATGTATCCACCTGTGCATTGTGGATTTTGGCAAACACAGGTTCTATGTCCTTTACATCCACCTGAACAAATGTTGGTATTTGTGCAAATGAAACTGTCATTCTGTGGAACTGCACCATCGTAGAGATTATACCATTTTAGGGTGCTTCTATCAAAGGTATTGTTGTTTAGACACTCCCACTCTCCGTATATCTCTGCTAGGAATGGTTTAAAGACTGTATAAGGTGGAACTGGTGATCCACAGACATATTGTAGACACTCATTGTAGCAAGTATCAGTAAGAGTCAATGGCATCAGGAAGTCAAGTAGGATTCTATTTGTTGGAAATAGGTTCTGACCACTAATTGGCATATTGCAGGGGTCATAGCAGTCAATCTTTACATCCCCTGCTGCAATTGTTCCATTACCCACTTCTGTTGTTATGCGGCATTGCTGTAGATTCTGACATCCACGGCAGTTAGGTTGAATGTAGAAACCAAGGTAGGGATATGACTTGTTGGAATAGGTCATGTCGCTTTGCCATGTTCCCGACAGTCCATCGGATACCATATAGCAGTCAGATCCAACCGAATACTTTACCAAAGTCACACCACGAATAGTCACATCATGCTGTGCATAATCCTTGAGAACACCACCATCTACAATTTCCCATCTTTGGGATAGATCTACTCGCAATGTCTTTGTGGTGGTTGGAAGGCAAGCACACCAAGTCGGACAGTTAGGTGGTCCTCCACATCCTCCACAGCACTTCCTCTTCATATATCCTGCCATATTATTCCTTCTTTCTACTGAACTTTGGTTGTGGAAGCATTAGACCAGTAATACCTGTCAACGCTCCAAAGAGAATCCCCCCATACGGAATGCTGTTAGACGCTGTGGAAGCGGTGTCAAGACCGACAGAGACAATCTGGTGGATCGTCGCATAGGTTTGTTCTCCTTCGGCAATGGACTCGTCAAGTCGCTTGGTGTTTGACTCAACATAAAAGATCCAATCCTCACGGACATCTTCTACCTCCTTGAGCGTAACTGGAGGTTCTACCTTTGTTGCTGCGATCACATCAGGTGGAACATCTACTTTCACAAATGATCTTAAGTCACATGCTTGTAGTGTGAGCATGATTCCAACGGCAATAAGTGATACGAAGAATATGATCTTATGTTCCTTTTTCATTGTTTTCCTGCTTTCGTAGTCTGTTGTCAATGTCCTTGACTTCAACTTCAATACGGTCAAGGCGAGAGGAAGTTGCTTGAAGAAGTGCTTCAATACGAGCAACAGTAATCTTGATGTCATTGATATAACTTGAGATCTTCCATCCCAAACTCCATATTGTAGCAATCACTCCTATTGCTGCGGCGAGTATGCTGATATCCATGAATGCTCCTTATACGACGACTAGAGCAACTGCAATATGATTGATACCTCCAGCACCTGTTGTCGCAACAAATGGATTGGTTGTGAAGTTATAGACTGCACCACCAGCAGTTGAAGTGATATTGGTGTGGTAGATCATACCTGTAGTTGCAAGGTTGAAAGAATATGGTCTAAATGAGGTGGGTGAAAGTCCACGGTATACCGCAGATAGACCACCAATACTTTGGTAACGAGCACCTACCCAGTAGGTATTTCCCTTTGTAAGCAATAGACTTGCTCCAAATGAGAAGGATACCGTAGTGGATGATGCTGTTGTTGCAAGCACTCCACTTTGATACAGAGGAGCACCTATAGGATGTCCAGTATTGGGATCTGATGCATAGATGCAAAGTTCAATACCTGTTTGTGCAGCACCTGTGACAACATATGCTTCCAGACCATTTATGTTAATATCATATCCAACTGTAATTGGAGCAATGCGTAAGGTGTTATGCACACCTGTTGCAGTAAATGATGCAAATCCTGTTGCGGTAAGTGCTGCTGCTACCCAGCGAGCACCTGCTATTGGTTTGATCCAAGGGTCAATTGCTTGCTCGGGAACGATTGTCAGGGGATCCAACTGATTCCATACACCGCTGGTATGACTCCATTGCATCACCTTGCCATTCCATTGTGTTGATGGAACAGGTTGAATGCCAGACACACCGTGAGTATGGTTTGGAGAAGCACAGATCTGTGATGCAGCATAATCTATCCATACGGATCCACCACCACCACCTGATTTTGCAAGAATATAGGTGTCAGTTACAACACCATTATTTGCAATATAGCAGTCTGCAAGATCGGTGAGAAACATGTTAGATGTCTTCTCGGCAGCAATACCAGCATGGACAAACAATGCACCATTATTTGCATTTACTCTTGCACAATGGGCAATTCTCTGCAATACAGGTTGTGTAACTGGTCCTTGTCCACCACCGCTGATCTTTGGTGGTTCTGTAATGGTAAGACCATAGTTCTTGGTAAGTGCAATATTACCTGAAATATTGGAGACATATACATCTCCGTGAACATACCAACCTGATGTATCTAGATTCTCAAGTAGACCATTTGAGATGACATTTCCAACTTCATTTTGCTGTAGATCCTGTTCAAGCAGACCTACTGCTGCCATTGTCTGGTAATCATCGCAATATGCTTGTTCAACTTCCACAATGGATGTAGAACCAACTTCACCGCTGATGTATACAGGTGTTCCCTTGCGTAGAAGACCACCTGATGTATTCTTTCCTTGAAACCTGACGATACCATCGCTGCTTTCAGATCCTCCACCACCAGAGGGACTGACGGTCAATGCTATAGGAGCAGGTTGAACTACAGACAGCGATATTGGTGATCCTTCAATCACCGTGATATTTATTGCTTTAGGTGGTGTGATTGTAAGTTCAATGCTCATTCAGATACTCACTTGTGGTTGAACCGATGCGGTTCCTGTAAGCAATGTCAGGGAATTAGCACCAGACACGACTTGATAATCGTAGTAGTAGATTACAGTTGCATCCAATGCTGCTGTCTGGACTGATGTGATGGTAGCATTTACGGTTGTCTTGAGTGTATTGGAATCATATACAGCAGTAATTGCTGCACCTGAAATGCTCAATGCAGCAGATGCTGCCTCCAAGGTGGTAGCAAACTCCATCTTGTGAGTATATGCACTATAGTTTCCGTCAATGGTGAACTGGAGAACATAGTTGTCTCCCTGATAGAATTGAATGTTGTATGATGCTGGCATATTGTTCCTTTTAGCAGTTACCTGTGATTGCCTGTGTGTTGATGATCAGATAATACCCTCTACCCTCGTCCAATCTCTGTGCAACGGCAAACACCGCTGTGCCGATTGGAATCTGAACTGGAAGCAATGATGTGTTGGCAAAGTCGGTTGCAGGAACACCATATCCATATTTCTTGGTGACTCCTGCTGCCCAAATGTCATTGCTCATCTCGCTGATGCTGTATGCTTCATATCCCGTTGTGGGAGCAAATTCACGAATATAGGGTCTGTTATACCCTGGCGTAGTAGCACTTCCACCACCCGCACCCGCAGTCTGATCTACCTGTGCTGGTTTAATCTCATACTTCCAACGATAGGTTGAACCAGACATTGCAGTAGCACCTGTGATGATGAATATTCCCATATCCATGAGAGGAAGGGAACTTTGAGAATTAAATGCTCTTTCAAGATCTCCTGCTTTACGACGAGAGTTATTGTAAAATCCTGCACTACTCATGGTTCCCAATATCCTCTCTCAACGATCAACTTGAGGTCTGGTTCGGTGCTGAAGATGTTGTTAAAGTTTGCACCTGTTCTAGTGCTTCTCTTCCAATCCACTCGTTCAAAGTTTAGGGTAGATCCATTGAACTTTGGTTCACCGTCTGCAAATGATGTAACGACTTGATCATGGAATGAGAATCCATCCCATAGGAATTCAAATACTACCTCGTAATATTCTCCTTCAAGTTTCAACATGCTTACACCTTCGCAGATGATAGTCCCAGGGTCAAACTTGAAGAACTTATCTCCTGTGGTAGCATGGATCTTGCCAATGTATGTGCTTACGACATCCCATTGATCAACCATCTTGGCAACAGTTGCATCACGAACAATACGGAGTTTGACTCTTACCTGTGGAACGACTGTATCAAGTCCATTTGCCCAATCGGAGACTGTGGTTCCACCAATGTTTGCAGATGTAGTATCAACTGGAGCAAATGGTGTTGTGCCAATTGTAGGTGGTGCAGTTGTCCAACCTGTGTTATAGACTTTGGTTGAACGAAGAGATGCTTGATATTCAATTGATGCTGGTAGGAAGTTCTTGATTGGATTTGGATTGGGAATGCTCTGTCCAAATGCGGTAATTGTCTTTGGGTCAGTTGCTGCTAGGCAACTCCAGTTTACCGTTACTCTTACTCTACCTGTAGTATCTATAGTCTCAAAATCAATTGTTCTGACACGGCAAAGACCCTGCCACATACCACGGGCAGATGATGCATCCCAATCTTCATAAAGATCACCTACTGCGGGAATTGCTCCCTCAACGATCATTCTGTTTAGATCGTCACCATTGTAGTTAACGACAGCATCATCCAATCTACGGATAATGTATACCTGAATGATCTCCTGTGATCCACCTAGATCGTTATAGCGTTCAGAAGACGATACGAACCATCTCTCATAAGATGTAGTTGTGACTGACGATGACCAGATGCTTGCTGGCATAATTCCTCCTAGTTGAACAATCTCTTAAACTGATTACCGATTTCGTTTACCATGCTACCCAATACAAAGTTGGTATGGTCTGCCAATGCACCATGAACAGCAGGATGAGCACCTGGCGCCATTTGCATTGCAGCACCATATGCGGGATTTGTTGTTACAGCACCAAGGAACTCACCTAAAGTTTGTCTAGCATCTCCATAAAAATTACCAACGGTATCAGCAAGTGTTGCTCCACCCCCTGCTGCTCTTTCAGCACCTACATCAAATGCTTGACCGAACCCCATGAATTGACCTCTAGATGCTTCTGCCTTGGTTTTCATAGCAGCAAGAGCAGTATAGTTTTGTGTTCCTGCAAATTGTGAAATAGGAGAAGCATTTCGTCTTTGTCTTTCTATTGGATCAATATGTCGTAGTGCTGCATATCCAGTAGCAATTCCCAAAGCAGCACCAATTACACCACCACTTGCAGGCATATCTCCAAGCATTCTTGGTCCCGCAATTCTATTAGAAATAGTGGTTGCGGTTGTTCCATAAACATTTGCTTTGTCTCTGATTCCTTTCCAGAAATCATATCCTTGTTGATTGATCAATCTTTCTGGATTACTTTTACGCATCCATTTATCTCTCCAAGGCATACCTCTTTCTGCTTCTTTTAATGCTGCATTTCTAGAAGCAAAGTATGTTTGTCTCTGTGTAGCATAATCAGAAACTCTTTGAAACATTCCTCCAATAATACTTTGAGTTCTATATGCTCGTTGTTCTGCGTATGAAAGTTTGGCAATATTTGCACTACGACCTATTCTTGCCCCACTTGCAATTTCTTGTGTTCTATTTGCAGCAGCAGCACCAAATGCTGCTCCCATTGCCGCACCAGCAGCACCACCGAATCCATCACCGACACCGAATGGAACAATACCAGCACTATGACCAGGCGCAATACCGCCACCGATACCACCGCTGCCCCTTACTCGGGACATCTTGGATTTGATCTGATTAATGCCTCTGTCAACACCTGATGTGTCAATTACGGCAGGAATAACAAGTGCTGATAGTTTTGCCATTACTGTGTTCCTTTAACTGCTGAATTAATTGATTCTATAATATACGCTGGTAGTTGCGGCAAAGTCTGTGCAGCAGCACGCTCAATGAACTTGGTTTGGTAGATCTTGGTTCCACCCTGTCCACGCAATCCAAGTCTCCAATCCTTTCCTTTACGACCTGATTTACGACCCTTGGGGTAGGGTGTCCATCCATCGTTATACCATCTTGCCTTGGTTGCTGCCCAGTAGGAGTCAAATCCACCTTCTCCCAATTTCTTTCCTGACTCAATACCAACACCGATCCAAATACCACGATTCTTTCGTAGTGTCTTGACTTTCATCTTTACATGCTTCTTGAGATCCTTTTCATTCCATGTAATGTTGCTTCGGACTGCTGCTATGGTCATTTTACCCCATTTACGAGCACCATCCCGAATGATCTTTTTCTTCATCTTGATATCAAAGTCCTTGATGGACTTTTGGATTTCCTTGATGCTCTGATCGCTTATTTGCCATGAGAATTTCATGTATTTCCTTTAGATCCAGTTGATCTTGATTGAGTATCATGTTTATCCACACAACACTTTGTTCTTCAAGAGGGAGTTGAGTGTAGGAAGCGGCGGTGAGTAGAACCGTCCTCACCGCCTTTGTTAGTTTTTTCCTTCACCGTAAAGTTTCTCAACTTCTCTAGCAACTTCTTCTACAAGTGCTACATCGCATTGCAAGACTTCTTCAATTGAAAGGAATACTCTTCCATTCTCATCTATCAGATGGTTGAAAACCAACCATGCTCCAAATGTGTTTGGACGATCCTTGGATTCCTCCATTGCTGCAAGTAGATCAAGTGTAGATGGTCTACGGATTAGAATATCCAATCCTGAAGCAGTCTTTGTCTGATGCGATTTAAGTTTAAGTGCGTCTTTAATACTCATTCTTCCTCCTATGTTCTATTAAGTTGGGGTTGTCTCTGCGGTTCCTGTATCTGCTTGATCACCAGTAGTGTTGGTGGTGAATGTCATTGGTCCAATTACTTGGCAAGAAAATGATCCACGAACAACATCTGCTGAAGTTGTCACGACATCAAATGAGGTGACGATGCAGTTGCCGCTAATGCTTTGAACTGCTCCAGCAACATTCTTAAGTGTAATTACGAATCCCTTTGGTCTGCTTGTTCCAGATGCAGGATTCAAGATGTCCCCAACCAACTTGGTGTGGTCTGCAATGTCAAAGAAGACATCCAGAGTGAATGCTGACGATGCTACACCGTCAATAAAGTAGGTGTTCCATGCTCCGATGCTTGTGACATCAAGTGGTGCTCTTTGAAGTGAGAATGCTACTGATCCAACTGCCTTAATTGTAGTTTGATCAAATGTGAATGCCGATAGTGCTGATGAGTATGCCATGTGTTATGGTTCCTTGTAGAAGATGTCTGAAATTATCTGTGCCATGTGTGGATTGGTTTCCTCACCATCTCCACTCTCTGGTTCCTGAAGAATAATGTTATCGCTGTTGATCACAGCACTAAATTCAAATGAACTATATGTTCCCGAAACAAGAGATGATTTGATGGCATCTGCTAGTTCCTGTGCTGATTGTGACTCTGGCGAATAACAATTAAACTCAACTCTTGCCTTCTTTAATGGATCTGCTCCTACAGTCAATGTCTCGTTTTCTGTGATGAGAAATGTTACTGCTGGAAATGTTCCATTCTGATTTCTTGTGCCGTAGGTGATGTTTGCATCATCTACAGCAACGGTTGTTTGAATCATTACTTTGATTGCTGCTGGTAGTGAGATTGCTGGCATTAGATTACTTCCTCTACTGTTATTGTCGCAAGACGATCTCTTTCACCTTCATTGCGAATTCCCATTATATTGAATGTCCTGCCTCTGATGATCAATCTATCAGTTGGTAGCAATCCTTCTGCCTTAATTGCATCCCAACGAGCAAGGCAATCAAATGAGTTTCCAAGAGCAGGACCACCAGCATAGACCATTTCCGTGGATCCTGTGTCCCGCAGATCGCATCTGAAGGTTCCAACAGTAGTTGAAAAGTCCTTCTGCTTCTTGCCAGTATTGTCTACCTGTGATTCTCTCTTGATTGTTGCTGTAAAACGAAGTCTTCCACCTGATATCAAGTTAACACCCCCTTGATTCTCATGTTGTCAAGAATGAACATGGCAGATAGTGGAACAACGGATAGAGTAATTGGTGCAGTTGCTTCAGGATTGTTATACCAAGCACCTACAAGTCCTATTACAAGTTGTTCAATCTCTGCTGGCAATACGGAATACCCAGTTGTGTATGTGATTGCAATTTGTGTGTTTTCCTTGATCTGTGGATAGTCGCTGAAGTTGATGTAGACAGATGGTTCCTGTTCTAGATCTAGAAAATATCCAGTTGCTGGCATGGTTGTCTCTACATTGCTTGTATTGTAGTATTTAACCGTGCTGATGGAGATAAAAGGATAGGTGTTGATTCTTGTTCGCATCCAATACGAGATGTATTGTGTCTTTGACTTTGCTGTGAGACTCACACCTGTGTAATCGGAGATGAATGAGATTGCAGCGTCACGAAGACGAAGCAACTCTTGATCATCCGTGATGTAATCAACCTTAAGTGCTTTCTTGATAGTGGATAGTGCAACGCTCATGGTGCTCCTTGGTATGTGTAAAAGGTTCGGGGGGTTTTACCCCCCCTCACCCAGAAAAGAGGAAGAAAATTATGAGGCAGAGTTGCCGAGAACCGAGAATGCTTCTTGGACTGTGATCTTGGAATCAAGTCTGCTGTAAGCATACATGTTGGTGATTGCCTTGGCAGCATCAACATATGGATCAACGAGCATGTTCATACCGCTACGGTCAAAGATCTCAAAACCATGTCCGAAGTCACCGAAGGTTGCAAAGCACTTGCTTGCACCAGCACCAGTATTGTAGAATGGAGAGACATATACAGGACGACCGAGGAGAACGCCGAGATTACCAGCATCACGGAGATCACCTGTTTCGGTGAGTTTGTAGATGTATTCATTGCTACCTGAAGTTGCAGTCTTGATCTTGCGGATTGTTTTCATTGCAGCATCGCTCATCAACCATGAACCGTTTGCACGGTATTGAGGAGCAACAGCAAAGTAGGTGTCAACGATATTGTCACCAGTAATGCTTGCAGCAGTTCCTGTAGTTCCTGTGAGAAGAATACGGTTTGCAGCAGCAAAGTCTGTGGTGAGGTATCCGACACCCTGTGGTTGTCCAGAACCAGTTCCGTTGCAGAAGTAGTCTTCATGTGATCTTGCCATTGAGGTAGCAACCTTGCTGGCAATGTAATCCATGATACCACCAATGCCACCGTTACCTGAAAGAGCATCCTCAAGGAATTCGTTGGTAACGGAAACCTTGGTTTGGAACTTATAGGGGAAGACGGTGATGAGTGAACCGAATGTTGGATCGGTTGGAGTTGCCATTGCAGCGTTTTCAGCAACAAGTTCAGTTGTTGGGAGTGCTGCTTCAATGGTGATTCTCTTGGTTCCATCAATGGTTGTCACCTTGGCAATACGACGAACGACATTCTCTTGGTAGAGTTTCTGACGAATTACTTCATCAAAGTTTGAAGGAACAGCAGCAACAGGTTGATTGGCAAGAGTGTTCTTGATCATCAAACGGTTTTCAACTGGTGAACCATCAAAGTTCTCGTTCTGTAGAGCACGGAGTTCTTGATTGTTACCACCAGCAAGTGCCTTGATGAAACGACGACCCCAATCCTCCTTGCGATCACCGACAGTTCCCTTGCTTACGCCACGGGTGTCGTAGATTGGAGTATTGTCTTCACGGTCAAGTTTGGCACGGGTAGCAGAACGCTGAAGTTGTCCTTCAACAGCATCAATGTCTGCTTCAATCTTGGCGCAACGCTCCTTGTATGCGGCATTTGCCTGTGCATCAAAGGAATTGGCATGATTGTTTGTTTCGTTTTCCCACTTGTCAATGGTGCTACGAAGTTCAGTTACGAGTTTATTACGCTTTTCAATGAGATTTTCCATGTTACTTTATTCTCCTGCGGAGTAGATTAATCCGCTTTTGTGTGATTTCTGACTGTGCATTTCGGAGTTGTGAGGATGTAGATGGATATGCGGCATCTACAACTACTGATATTTCAACGAGTTTTGCTTCGTTGACCTTCCTTTGTTTCTTATCAGGACTCCATGAATCACGGATGTTGTAGAATCCGAAACTCATTTCACCTGTTAGAATCTTACGATTAAGCAGTTCCTTGACATCTTTTGCTAGAGTTGTGTCTGGTAGGTCTGCTTCAAAACGAAGTCCCTTGTCATCTGTGAACAAACGAAGAGATCCGTTCTTTGTGCGAGCAAGAGGTTGTGAAGTGTCGTGGTTGTAATACAACTTTACATCTTCATCGGCATTGAGCGTGTTGTCAAATGCTCCTCTTGCGATCTGCTCGGTAAACACTCTACCGTGTTCAGCAATAGTCCGTGATTCAGCGTCCCAAATGACAGCATATCCTGTGAGAGTGTTACCCGATGCGGTTGTTTCATTTACTTTACGAGTTTCAAGTTGCATTTTGGATGTCTCCTTGTGCTACACCACCGCTTGTATCGGTTCCAAGGTTGGTTTGACCACCCCCTTGACCCATATTCTTTGCAACAATAAACTCATCTCCACCCTCAACGGCATCGTAATTCATCAATGCTCTTGC